TGCCTCAAGTGAAAGCTCAACCATAGACCAAGATCCCGAATAGACCGATGTAAAGCAACACAAACAAACCAATGCACCCCAGGATGTCGCCCAGGGTGATTGATTTCAGAATGCGTATGAAGTCTTGCCAGTTATCCATTGCTGCGTCCTTTCAATAGTGCATGAATTGCTTTTGCTTCTTTGCCGCTGATCTTCTGGCGGCTGGTTCTGATTGCCTTGTCAACAGACTTTTTATTGTAGCGACCAACGAGACCGTCGATCTGCTTCGTGACCTTGGCAGTGGGGCGCATGTTGTCTGCGTCCATCATTTCGTAAAGCTCTTTCATTAACCTTCCTTTCTAATTGAACCAGCAACGCGCCCCGTAGGGCGCTAAACAAGATCAACCCATCATCATTGCGCTAAGGTCCATGACCTCTGGCGCGTCAGGCTTACGATCGTAACCCCAGGGCGCATCATCGTAGCCAGGCATCTTGCGTACCATCGCCATGATGAATGCATTGATGTGGTGGTCCCCGATGTAGTCGCTGTCATACTTTGCAGCCTGGAACTCGTAAGCCTCACATGCCTGGTAGGCAAAGCACTGAGCAAGCTTGATGAAGTCGATAGGCTTTAGATCAGGGTCGGGGCGGCAAGCTTCGCGCTGGCAAGCTTCGCAGTATTCTTCAAAGCTCTGGTTCCCAAGCATGAAATCATCGTTGGGGTAACGGGCCTCGATGCTGATCCAGTTGGCTTTGGCTAGGGCCGCCGCCATTTTCTGGGGGCTGTTGGGCTGGCAGTACAAGCCAACATTGGCGCGATACATGGCATTGGCAAGAACGCCAATGTGTTCGGGGTTACATAGATAAGCACTCATTTGATTTCCTTCCTAATAAATGACGGGTTCTTCACCGTCCAAGTAAATGTTCCAGTGACCAAGCACCTCACCGTTCTCACCACGGATGTTACCGTAGTCGGCACCGGCCCGAAGTCGGTCGACTAATTGCTCCTGGAACAAATCAGCCAACGCGGCCAAAGGTCGATCGCAAACCGCAGGGGCCTCAGCGGCCATCTCCAACCGGACTGCAACGCGATCAATCATCTTTCCTCCTTTCTTCCTAAATCCCTCTTGCAAGTTAAATATAGCGATATCTCTAACGGTGTCAACCCCCCCTATTAATTTTCGTGAACGGCCAAGCAACCTGGGTTCTGCCACTCGGCAAACAGGCCGTAACGATCCAAGATGCGATTGATTCGCTTGTTCACTCCGAAGTCATCGACAAAGCTGTTCCCCATGCCCATCATCCAATAGTCAGCCCAGATCTCAGTGACATTGTTCTCGGCGCTGATGTAAAAGTTCTCCTCGCCGTGATCGATCACTGGGGCGCCGATCTTTTTCAGTGCATTGAAAGCGTAACGCATATTCTTTTTCATTTGTTTTCCTCCTGATTAAAATGGAATTACATCTTCGACCTGGACGCAGCCGTTAGCACGGCAAACCTCGAAACCGAAAAAGTTAAAGGTAAATTCGTTCACCTGACCCAACCAAGGCATGTCAACGCCGTTGCGGTTCTGTAGCTCGATGCGCTCGGCTTCTGCTTGTTGGTTGGCATATTCTACCTCGGGATGCTCAACGGGTGGTCCCCGGTAGTATGGGTTGCGCTCCCAGGTATCGTAATCACTACAGATCCAGGCGCATTCTGGGCGCTCGTGGCCCACGTTGTAAGCCCATTCCTGGATAGCTTCTGCGACAGTTGCGAATTGCATTATGCGGCTCCTTCTACTGCGTAACCTTCTTCATCGATGTAACCCAAACGAACCTGGGCGGCCTCGACCTCACGGTGGGCCATGCCGATCACAGCCTCCTGGTTGTCGTGCAAGTAACGCCAGACCCACAACAAGCCCATCAACTTGCCCCAGCGCTCGTGACCCAAGGCAGTCATTTCGTCGCCGATGTGGACCATCTGAGCGTAACGCTCTGCGGCTCGATTAATTTGGTGACGTAATTCAGGTAACATGATTAAGCTCCTTCCATGTTGTTTGCCCATACTGCGTAACGGGCGTCCTGGCGCAACCGCGCCTCACTTACTGCAAATGCTAAACGAGGGCGGGGCTGGTGGGCGAACCAGGCGTATGCCGCCAAGCCCATTGCCAAAATCATCATTCCCATCTCGTTTCCTTCCTTGCTAAATCAAACTTACAACTTGTATATAGGCAAGCGATATCGCATTGTAAACCGATATCGTTAATACTGCGGCGGAATGTCGCACTTAGGAAAGGAATCGATATGTCAACCAAACGTCAAACATCTGAGGATCTAACCGCATTTCATTGTCGGCTGCCCCGGCCAGTAAAGGACCGATTGATGGGTGAAGCTCGAGAGCAGGGTGTGAGTGCTGCAATGGTTCTCACAGATCTGATTGATAATTACCTGGGGAAACCTCGGCCAAGCGTTGCCCCGGTTCCATACCAGGAACATGAGGAACAGATCGATGTGATCGATTGGCTTGAGCGCAATGCATAGAGTTGACTTCTGGTTAAAGGGTCAACCCATCGGCAAGGGCCGACCACGGTTTACCAGGCAAGGCCGCGCATACACACCAGCCAAGACAAAGGAATACGAACATCGATTGGCCGCCGCTGCATCTGATGCCATGCAAGATCTGGGCTATGAGCCAGCAACCGGGCAATGCACGGTTCACATCCTGGCACAGTTCGATATCCCCAAATCATGGTCTAAGAAGCGCAGAGAAGCCGCTACACGCGGGGAAGTGTCCCCAGGTAGGCCAGACATTGATAACATTGTTAAGGCTGTCCTGGACGCTTGTAATGGCGTTACGTTCGATGATGATGCCCAGGTCGATCGTATTATAGCAACGAAACGATATGGAGATCCATTGATGCTGGTCAGCGTGGAGTGGGATGAATGAGAAAATTACCGCCTTGGACGAAAATAAACAAAGGGGATCGCAGACCAACAAAGCGGGTGCTGGTTTCGTATGACTATGAAGATCCGCTTGACGGCCAAAAAAGGTGGGGTGTCACTGGCGCCTGGTGGAACGCAAAGCGGCAATTCTGGGTGGCCGATCATGGCAAACCAATAAGCGGTGTCACGCATTGGATGCCATTTTTTGATGATCCAGAGGAAACAACATGAAACCGCCAATGGCAAAGAATAAGGATCTGCGGAACTTCGCAGTGATCCCGATCGAGGCATGTAGAGATCATCGATTGCACGGAACCGCCGCGTTCTCTGTCCTGGCCTTGATCTGTTCATATTGTGATTACCTGGGCGTCACTTGGGTAAGCCAGGGAAGGATTGCATCCGAGTTGGGCGTATCCAGGCAAGCTGTTGCCAAGCAAATTAAGAAGCTGAGAGAATACGGATACATCAAAGACGCCAAGCCCCTCAACAAATGGCAAAAGACAAGATCGATCCGCGTGGTATTCAAACGAGCGCCAGAGGATCTGGATGAGGCCAAAGCAAACCTGACAGCAGCACAACAAATAGGCGTCGAAGAAGGGCGCAGACAAGCTGGGCTACAGTTCCAACAGGAAGCCAAAGAGCAACTAGAAAAGATAAACAGACAACCCAATCAACCTGTGGATAACTCTCAGGGGGTGCAACCTCTGGAAGTTGCAGGGGGTGCAACCTCTGGAAGTTGCATAAACACACCATATAACGATAAGTCTATTAACTATTATAGTGATGAGGCTAGACAGTTTTGTGTAATGTTTTTGAGATCTGCGGAAAGTTTTGGAACTCCAAGGATTATCAATGATCGTGACATCGATGTAATGTCTCAGTGGATCAGGAACGGTCTGACCAGGGAAAAATGGGCCAAGATCCTGGAGGATCACTGGCAATACTGCCGGGACAAGCACCGGGACTATGCTCGAGGCATCGGATACTTTGCCAATCCGGTCGAGCGCGTGACCACCAGGAAGCCCAGATGCTACAACCAGGACGCGACTAGCATCCTTAAAAAGACTGTCAGATCAACCAGAGGATTTTAATGCAATCAAATCAAGGGCTTGCAAGCTCAATAATTTAACATAATCGACATTATACGTTTATAGCGCTAACATCGCAGGATTAGCATATGAGCCGATCGATCGCACGGCACCCCTGCCCCCCCGCCCCCGCGCGCTAGTGTGAGGTGTCCCACAAAAATATTTTCTGGAATTTCTGGGCTGTTTGTGCGATACCGTAATTGGAAGGAATGAATATGAGTTGGAAAGAATTTCTGGAACCGTTTGACCCGGCCAAGCATAGTCCGAAGGATGTGGGTCTTGGTGGCAAGAGTACGGAATACCTGATGAGTGAGAAGTCTCCGGACGGTATGTTCTGGAACATCCCCAGCATTTGGTGGGGTCCGAATGGGAATGCGTATTTGTTCAAGGGTCGTCCTGATGATGCCTGGGAGATGGCAAAGAATTGGGAGGAGAACACTGGGGAGAAGTTTCCCCGGTTTGAATCGCTGGATGCGGCTATGATGGCTGCGGCTCGGCGGTCGGATGAAGGTGGGGCTATGAAGTCCCGATTAACTCAATCAGGAAGGATGAGTAATGAAAAAGACATTGAGAGTGGTGCAGCCACAGAAGCGCCGTAATGATCCGGAGAAAACGGATTGGGTTCGCCTGGGCATTGGTTGGTCTGATAGCAAGGGAACGCGGATTAAGCTGAACGCGCTGCCTTTGCAGGATGAGAACGGTGAGGTTTGGATAAACCTATTCGAGGATGATGGGTCTGGGGGTAAGGCGGGTGGAAACCCTGATAACCCTGATAACTTTAACAAGTCCAAGATGGACGATGAGATCCCGTTCTAATGGCCCGGACGCGGCAAAGTCCTATTGGCCGCTTTGGTGGTATCCGTGTTGCGCAGCGTCGAATAAAGACGAGTGAGACATTAGAGAACCATAAGGAAGCCGTTGCCCAGGAGCTAATAGCTCTTGGGACCACATCGATCACCGAGATAATGAACCTCGATGGTACGATGAAGAAACAGGAAGATATCCCGGATTATGCATTGAGGGCGATCAAGAAAATCACGCCCATGCCTGATGGCCGGGTTGCGATTGAAATGCATGATAAGGTTGCGGTGTTAAGGGTATTGGCTAAAGCGGCTGGGTTCTTGGATAATCCAGAGAAGGAAAGCGACAAGCCCTCGATTGTTGGGATCAACATGAAGGGTCCGGCAACCACAGAATATGCCGAGGTAGTAGATGACGAAAACTCTTGAGGAGCGTGTGAAGGATCTCGAAGCTTGCCTGGAGGAGATCGAGCGCGTTGCCCTGGTTAGCGAGGGCGTCGAGTTCTATGCAATGTTAGCCCGTAAGGGATTGGATGGTGAATATGTCAGAGATCCCCAGCCTTGATTTGAATTTCGAGAACAGTCCGACTGTTTGGAAATTTTTACATGACGATAGCTTCGTTAGGGGGTTGATGGGTCCGGTTGGTTCGGGTAAGTCCTATGGTTGCGCAGCCGAGATAATGCTTAGGGCGGTTAGGCAACAACCCAGCCCGCGCGACGGAATACGCTATACCCGATTTGTTATTGTTCGTAATACTTATCCCGAGCTGCGCACGACCACCATCAAGACCTGGCAAGAGCTATTTCCCGAGGACACCTGGGGATCGATGCGCTGGCAGCCGCCGATTTCACACCACATTCGTATTCCTACGCGGGGTGATATCCCTGGGATCGATTGCGAAGTGATATTCATGGCGCTTTCTTCGCCGCAAGATGTTCGGAAACTGTTGTCCCTGGAACTTACGGGCGCTTGGGTGAACGAGGCTCGAGAGCTTCCGAAGGCCGTGATCGATGGATTGACGCACCGGGTCGGGCGATATCCTACAAAATCCGATGGCGGTCCTACCTGGTACGGGATCTGGATGGATACCAACCCGCCGGATAGCGATCACTGGTGGCATGAGCTTGCAGAGAAAAATCCTATCACCGGGAAATTTGCCTGGTCATTCTTTCGACAGCCTGGCGGTGTTATCCTTCCCAAGAAAGAAGATATCCCGAAGGAAAATCCTGATGCCCAGGGTTTTGTGTTCTCTGGTGGTAAATGGTGGCAAGTTAATCCCAACGCGGAAAACAGCAACAATCTCCCGCCTGGATACTATCAACAGCTCCTGGGCGGTAAGAATGCCGATTGGATCAGGTGTTATGCGCAAGGGCTTTACACATTTGTCCAAGAGGGGCGTCCCGTATGGCCAGAGTATGACGATGAGCTTATGTCTGGGGATGTCGAGGTAGATCCATATTATCCGATACAGATCGGTGTTGACTTTGGTTTGACCCCGGCGGCGATCTTTGGCCAGAGAACCACGGCGGGGTCTTGGCGGATCATCGATGAGCTTGTGACGTTTGATATGGGCCTGGAAAGATTTGGCCAGGAGCTTCTAGGGCGGATCGCGGAGCGATATTCTAAGCATGAAATAATGATCTGGGGCGACCCTGCGGGTAATAAGCGCGACGAGATCTATGAGGTTACGGCCTTCGATCACCTTCGATCGATCGGATTTAAGGCGCAGCCGACAGAAAGTAACGCTTTCCAGGTACGCCGGGAAGCTGGGGCGGGGCCGATGTCGCGCCTGGTAAACTCGAAACCTGGGCTGATGGTCGATAAAAAGTGTATTCGTCTGCGTAAATCTCTGAGCGGCGGCTATTTCTTCAAGCGCCAATCCCTCGGCGCCGGACAAGAACGGTTTAAGGACGCGCCAGTAAAGAACGAACATTCACACTGCGGGGATGCGTTCGGGTATCTGATGCTGGGCGGCGGAGAACAACGTCGATTGCGCCGGGGAACTTATGGTAGCGGATTTGCCCAGGCTCCGGCCATGACAGCAAACACTGACTTTAATATCTTCTGATGTCACTTATTCAGCTCCCAACTTTCCAAACCCGGCCCGATGAACAAATTGTGCCGCTCCAATACGAACATTTGTTTATGTTGAAGCTAGGGCCGCACGAACAAGAGTATGAGCGCGTCATTCCTGGTTATCGAGATTATGTCTATGACAATTCTGAGCTAGGATGGTCCTGGACTGCGATCGGTCGAGGCAAAGTCGTTGCCTGTTATGGGCTGCGTCAGATCTGGCCTGGAGTAGTTGAGTGCTGGTTTATTCCAGGCGAAGGACTAGACCGCCACGCCAGGACAACTTTAGTCGGCGCTAGAGCTACACTTGCTCAGGCTTTCGAGGATTACGATATCGCTAGGATGCAAATTTTCGTAAAAGATCAACATATGGTAGCGTTAAGGTTTGCCAAGGCACTACATTTTGAGGTAGAGTGCAAGTTAAGGAAGTATGGCCCAGAGGGGGCCGACTATTTATCTATGGCGAGGTTTGAATAATGGGTGGAATATTTGGTCGTAAATCGACACCAGCACCAGCACCAACTCCAGCTCCTCAACAGCAAGTTTCGGCAGCGCAAGAGCGTCAAGAGGCCCGTGCAGAAGCGCAAGAGGAAAAGCAGATGCAGGGCGCACAGCGCAGACGCAGACGTATGCGTAGCGGCGGGATGCGATTGCTATTCTCTCAGCTAAGGCAAGAGGGACCGGGCGCATTAGGATCGACGCGGAACAAATTAGGCGGTAACTAAAATGCTTTTGGGTTCCATTTTCAAGTCTGTCACAAGCTCGATTAAATCGAGCGCGGCCAGCTCTGCCGCCAAGAAAAAGGCAGGGGACCAAGGATACGGGAGCTACTCGAAAGCGAAATCATCAATAGGCGCAGCATATCCAAGTAGTAAATCATCTTTTCAAAAGACTAAGGATGATATTGCAATGGATTTGGGCCTAAAGCCTAAAGACGCTGGATACTATTCGCGCTTGCCGGAGCGAAGCCGTAGATCGCAAGAGGCGGTTGAGCGTATGAATAGATCATCTGAGCGAGATCGAGCAAGGCCAGCGGTAGAGCCAACCCCAGGGCCAACACCTGAAGAAATAGCGCTAGAGAAACGGCGCAAAGAAGGCCAGGCCGCACGGAAGAAATTTGAAAAAGCAAAGGGCGAAAGACGGATTGCACTGCGCAAGCGGTATATGAAGCTTTTGAAACTGACATGACAAAGATCAAAGAAGATAATCGCGTGTATCGCAAAGTTGTTGAGGTCCAGGTCGAGGAAAAATCTGAGCCAAAACCGAAAGCAACTAAACCCAAGAAGGCTGCACCTCGTGGTAAAAAAAGCACATCAAAATCCTAAAGGCGGTTTGAACGCCGCTGGTCGGGCCTACTTCAAACGGAAATCAGGATCGAACCTGAAGCCTCCGGTGAAGAAAGGCGACAATCCTCGTCGGGCGTCCTTCCTGGCTCGGATGGCGGGGAACCCCGGGCCGGAGCGCGATAGTCGGGGTAATCCCACCCGGCTGCTACTATCCCTCCGTGCCTGGGGTGCTTCGTCAAAAGCAGATGCGCGTAAGAAGGCAGCGGCCATAAGTAAGAGGAACAAGAATGCCTAAGCTAAACGTAAAAGAAGTCATGCAGCGCGAAGCTAAGGCACAGGCGCGTAAAGAAGAATTTAGATCAATCTATGAAGATTGTTACGAATATGCCCTGCCCCAGCGCAACCTTTATGGCGGATACTGGGAAGGCAAAACGCCTGGCAAAAATAAAATGCAGCGGGTGTTTGACAGTACAGCAATGTCCTCGACCAAACGCTTTGCAAACCGTATGCAAGCGGGATTGTTCCCGCCTAACCGTCACTGGTGCAAGCTAGAACCTGGGGCAGCTATCCCATTGCAGGAGCGGCCACGGGCACAAGAGATCCTCGATGCATATGTTGATATCATGTTTGATCAGCTACGTCAGACAAGTTTTGATCTAGCGATGGGTGAGTTCTTGCTTGATCTATGCGTGGGTACAGCCGTGATGATGGTGATGCCTGGGGATGAGGTCACACCAATTCGGTTTACTGCAGTCCCTCAATACCTAGTGGCAATTGAGGAAGGCGCAAACGGGACAATCGATAACGTATATCGCAAGCTGCGTATCAAGGCGGAAGCGATACAGCGTGAGTTCCCAGACATTCAAATGACACCAGATCTCGAGGATGCAATGGTTCGGCGCCCAAGCGAGGAGCTAGATCTATTCGACGTGATCTTGTTCGACCAGGAAAGCGGCAGATATCACTATCATGTTATCTGGCCAGCTAAAGCCCAGGAGCTTGTCTATCGTGAAATGGACTCAAGCCCATTTATCGTTGCGCGATTTAGCAAAACAGCCGGGGAAGTTTATGGCCGTGGGCCTTTGGTCGATGCGATTGCCGACATCAAGACGCTAAACAAAACCCTCGAGCTAGTGTTGAAGAACGCAAGCTTGGCGATCTCTGGTGTATTCCTCGCTGCGGATGATGGGGTACTGAACCCGCAGAACATCAAGATCCAGCCAGGAGCAATCATTCCTGTCGCTCGGAATGGTGGCCCAGGGGGTGCGTCCCTGGCTCCTCTCCCTAGAGCCGGGGACTTCAACACAAGTCAGATCTTGCTCCAGGATTTGCGTGTGAACATCAAAAAGATGATGATGGACGATACTTTGCCGCCAGACACAATGTCGGCTCGATCAGCCACGGAGATCGCCCAGCGCCAGGCGGAACTGGCAACAAACCTGGGATCTGCGTTTGGTCGCTTAATGACAGAGATTATGAACCCCTTGGTCGCGCGGGTATTGTTTGTCCTGGATCGCCAGGGCTTGATCGATTTGCCGCTCAAGGTAAACGGTGTGCAGATTAAGGTAACACCCGTGTCTCCACTGGCAGAAGCGCCAAAGATGGAGGAAGTAAACAAGGTGTTAAACTTTATGCAGATTGCCCAGGCTATGGGTCCAGCCGGGGTAACAGCGATCAATCTACAAGAGGCCATTGCATTTATTGCTGAAAAGATGGGCATCGATCAGCGCGTTCTTAACACAGCGGAAGAACAGCAAATGATGCAGATGCAAATGCAGCAACAGATGATGGCACAACAGCAACAAGCTTTGCCAGGCGATGAGCAAGTCGCGGAGGCAATGCAATGAGTTCAGTCGAAGGGTGGGAAGGTTTAAGTCCGGCGTTCGCTGAACCGCCAAAGGCGGATGAGATCGATCTATTGTATGGTCGGCTCTTTAAATCTGAGGAAGGCCAAAAGGTGTTAAGTCACTTGCGGCAGATAACTATCGAACAACCCTCGTGGTATCCAGGTGAGGATGCAAGTCACGGATATGTCAGAACTGGCATGGCCGAGCTTGTTCGCTTGATCGAGCGCAGGGTGGAAAGGTCAAACAATGTCTGATGAGACACAAGTATCAGAAACGGAAGCGCCCCAGGAAGGGCTTGTAAACTTTCAGCAAGAACAAGAAGTTCAAACCGAAGATCCTATTCCGGTGCATGAACAGCCCGAGGATGCATCCTTTAACGATGTAGATGATGACTTTGAGCCGTTAGAACGGCCTGATTATTATCCACAGAAATTTTGGGATGAGGATGGACCCGATGTTGAAAAACTCGCAAAAAGCTATGCCGAGCTTGAAAAGGCATTCAAAGCCGGGAAGCATAAAGCTCCTGAAAATGGTTACGATGTGGAAGATTTGGTTGATCGAGGTCTCGATCTGGAAGATCCGGCTACAATCGCGTATCAGGAGTGGGCGCAGAAGTATGGCATATCTCAACAGGCGTTTGAGGAATTGGCTGGCAACATCCTGGAAATAAGCGGTGATGCAGATGCAGCGATGCAATACGATCAGCAACAGGAAATGCAGAAGCTAGGCGCAAAGGCTCAAGAGAAAATTACATATCTCGAGAACCACATCACGAAAGCGCCATTGAACCAGGCGGAACGCAATGCCCTGGCAATGAGCTTAAACAATGCTGATAGCATCAATGCGATGGTCAAGTTTATCCAGGGATATACCAACGAAGGCATCCCAACAGAACCCGTTGTTGCGACACCGGAAATGAATGTCCAGGATCTTCGCCAGGCTATCGCAGACCCTCGATGGACAAGCGATCCAGTGTGGCGCACGAAGATCGAACAACAATGGGCTGCGGCCAACAGCTAGATATTGTTGCAATATAGCAAGCTTGCGTGTATATGTGGTGTAACGGCTAACCGCTGCGCGGCCCGTAGATCTGGTAAACCAGTGGTGGGCGCGGCCACATTCGCGCAAGCAAACTGCCCGAGATACATCGGCCAACAGTATGCGTTCTAATGGAAACCTAATAGGAGGCTTCTGCTATGGCGCAGAGTATTACTAACGCCTTTGTAACTCTTTTTGACGAAGAAGTTAAACAGGCATATCAGGGCGAAGCCCTACTTCGCGGCACCATGCGTACACGTTCTGGTGTCCAAGGTAACACTGTAAAGTTCCCGAAAATCGGTAAAGGTGTTGCTACAGTTCGCGTTCCACAAACAGACGTTACACCGTTGAACGTGACTTATTCACAAGTAACAGCGACAATGACAGATTACATTGCGGCTGAATACTCAGATATCTTCCACCAATCACATGTGAACTTTGATGAGCGCCGTGAGTTGGTACAGGTTGTATCTAAGTCAATCGCTCGTCGTATGGACCAGATCTGCATCGATGCGTTGAACGCAGCATCTTCACCATCCACAGTTGCAACATCTGTTGGTGGCGCTGGTTCAAACATGAACATCGAGAAGCTACGTGCGGCTGCAAAAGCGCTGAACGACAAGAACGTACCAGCGGAAGGCCGCCACTTGTTGATGCACTCATCACAGCTTGACGCTCTACTAGGCGAGACAGAGATCACATCTGCTGACTTCGCATCAGTAAAAGCGCTTGTTCGTGGCGAGATCAATTCGTTCATGGGCTTCCAGATCCACACAATGGGTGATCGTGACGAAGGTGGTGTTCCAAAACCATCTACACGCACATGTTTCGCATGGCACCAGGACTCAATGGGTTATGCTGAATCAATGGCGCAAAAGTCAGAGGTCAACTATATCCCAGAGAAAACATCGTTCCTAGTAAGCTCAATGTTCTCTGCGGGTGCGGTAGCGATCGACGATGAAGGCATCGTCAAGATCTCATGTACTGAATAAGGAGACTGAACAATGGCTTTTAGCACAACAGGTTTCGTTAATTATGGCGGCGGTAAAAAGGGCGATTCGCCTGGTCTTTATGGCTACTCAACAGCCGACACGATTGCGACAGTAAACACATCTGGTTACTTCAACGATTTGTCAGATACACTTGCGGTAGGGGACGTTATTCTAGTGCGTTCTTCAACAGGTGCGACACAAGCTCTTTCATGGGTTTATGTGGCGTCTAACGCAAGCGGCGTTGTTGACGTAACAGACGGTCTAACAATCACATCGACCGACACAGACTAATACTCCGAGGGGCTGGGCAACTGGCCCCCCACACTTACCTGGAGGATTACAATGGCAACTGGTGACACAGATATTTCAATTTGCTCGGATGCACTGATCCTCTTGGGAGCTTCGCCTATTACGTCCTTCACCGAAGGCACAGACGCAGCGCAAGCTTGCTCTCGATTATACCCGGACTTACGAGATACAATCATCAGTTCATATGTCTGGTCCTGGTCTCTCAAAAAACAACAGATATCACGGCTTTCAACGGCCCCGGTAAATGAATGGCAGTATGCGTATCAATTACCTGGTGATATGCTTTCTGGTGTTTTGGCGGTTTTTGAGACAAGCGGAACCGCCGAAAGATCTCGTCGTTATGGGTGGGAGATCTATGGCGAAGAACTTTATACAAACATGCAGACGGTTTACATCGATTATCAGCAAAGCGTTTCCGAAAGCAAAATGCCCGTGTATTTTGTAGACTTATTGAGAAATGCACTCGCTTCCGAGTTAGCAATCGTTATTACTGACCAGGCAGCCAAAGCGGAGTATTTTCGTGCGATAGCATACGGTGCGCCTTTTGAAAACGGACGAGGTGGCAAAATGCGTCAAGCGATGAACATCGATGCCCGTGGGCAATCCACACAGATCGTTGAGGATTATTCTCTAATCGAAGTGAGAAGCTAAATGCGCGTAACACAGTTTCAAACAAATTTCTCTGTTGGGGAACTAGATCCGTTACTTCGTGCGCGTACCGACTTGCAGCAATATCAGAATGCCCTCGAGGAAGCGACTAACGTAATCGTGCAGCCCCAGGGCGGAGTGCGCCGCCGGGATGGCTTAGAGTTCGTCACAGACTTTGGATCGAGCTTCACCAAGTTTAAGCTGATCCCGTTCGAGTTTAGCGTAACAGATAGCTATCTCCTGGTGTTCGTTGTTGGTCGGGTCTATGTCTACAAGGACGGGGTGCAGCAAACCGACATCAATGGATCAGGCAATGATTATCTGGCGGCTGCATCTATCACCTCTGATATTCTTGATGATTTGCAATATACCCAGGCGGTGGATACTTTGATCCTTTGCCATGAGGATCTGCAAACAAAACGCCTGGTGCGCAATGCGGATGATAACTGGACCCTGGAGAACCTACCGCTTACGAACCTTCCCAAGTATGCGTATGCGTTCGTGGCGCATCAGCCAAACTATGATATCACCCCTAGTGCGGTTGATGGGAATATAACAATCACTGCATCGAACCATACATCCGAAACTGGCACGGCACAGGCGGGTGGTGCAAATACAATTACACTGAAAAGTGGGAGTGGATACACAAGCGATGATGATGCAAATGGCTTACAAATTAAAATCACTTCGGGGACCGGATCAGGTCAGGAAAGATTTATTACGGATTATGTAGGCTCAACAAAGGTTGCTACTGTTTATCCGGCGTGGGACACACAGCCCGACAACACAAGTGTTTATAGTGTAGACCCATTTTCAGAAAATTCAGTTAATGGCTATGCTCAAAACATAACAACTTTTGGTCGAGCAAGGTATGTTGAATTTGTAAGTACCACAGAAATGAAGGCCGTGGTCGAAGTCCCGTTTTTCGATACGAATGCAATCGTAGCTGGAGAACATGAGGGTGAATATGGCTATGAAGATGTTTGGTCGAATGATCGGGGATGGCCCAAATCTGCGACCTTCCATGAAGGCCGTTTGTATTTCGGTGGATCGAAATCACGCCCCAATACAATTTGGGGTTCCAATGTTATTGATTATTTCAACTTTAATACTGGTTCTGGGTTAGATGATGAGGGGGTCGAAGCCACGATCAACACCAATCAGCTTAACTCTATTGTGAATATTATTGCATCGGCAGACTTGCGGATCTTCACAACCGGAGGTGAGTTCGTTGTTATCCAATCAGAGGATAGCCCGGTAACGCCTTCTAATTTTCTTGTACGCCCACAAACCAGGCTTGGATCAAAACCTGGCGTTCCTACCGAGGATCTGAATGGTGCGTCTGTATTTGTGCAGCGCCAGGGTAAATCTCTAAATGCCTTCCAGTTTGGTTCAACTACCAGGTCGTATCAGATCCAACAGGTTTCGGTACTTTCGTCACACCTTATTAAAAACCCGGTCGATCTGGCCGCGCGTCGATCAACTTCAACAGATGAGGCGGATACCTTGTTCCTGGTCAATGGGGATGATGGATCTATGGCCGTGTATTCTTTGCTGGTCGGGCAGAACGTCATTGCGCCCAGCCAGTTTACAACTGACGGGGAGTTTATCGCAGTCGCGGTTGAGATCTCAGATGTCTATGTGATCGTGAAACGTACTGTAAACAGCGCAACAAAATATATCCTGGAAAAGTTTAACCCTGATTTAACCGTGGATAGCGCCAAGAGCGGCGGAGCGGCTTCCTCAGTAACGATGGACCACCTCGAGGGGAAAGAGGTCGAGATAGTTCGTGATGGCGTTGTGGAGCCAGTACAGACGGTCCCGGCGACACCGTTTACAATTACATTTGCTTCGGCAGCAACAAGTGAATACCAGGTCGGGCTAGATTACACAGTTACCGTTAAGACGATGCCAACCGAGCCAGTTCTTCAATCTGGATCTGTCCAGGGCGTTCGAAAGCGGATTGTCCAGGTTGACGCTATTGTTAATCAAACAAAAGATCTTGTTATAAACGGAAAGCAAATATCCTTTAGAAACTTCGGGGAGGATGTTTTGGATACAGCGATCGAGGGGTTTACTGGCGTAAAAACTGCGCACGGTATCCTTGGTTACAGCGCAACGGGTCAGATAACATTAACGCAAACAGTTCCATTGCCTATGACGGTTCTAGGTCTGGAATACAAAATGAGTGTGGGGAACTAAGTCATGTCATCAGTAGCAGCGCCTTTATTCTTAGCAACAAGCGCGATGAGCGCGATGGGCCAAATGAAGGCCGGCCGTGCTGAACAGCGCATGTATGATGCAAAAGCAGCGGATGCGATTATGAAAGGCAGATCCGAGGCAATTGCCTACAAGCAACAAGGCGCAGATGTCCTTGCTAGATTAAATGATAACTTGGCGGCAGTCATTGCGAGAAGCGCAAAGGGAGGCGGCGCGGCTTATACGATTGCTACAGCTAACACGGCAGAAGCGGCGAGGGAGTTTCATACTTCGGCTGACAACGCAGTTCTGGCAGAAAATCAAGCTGCGATACAGGCAGATCAATATCGAATGGCTGGCGATGCCGCTATGACTACAGCTAGATACAATGCATTCAGCACAATAGGGTCTGCAATATTCAAGTTTGGACAGTTATAAGGTTTTAAAAGATGGGCAAGCTACCACGTTACCAGAGATTAGGCGTAAGACCTAGACAGTTCCAAGACATAGATTACGCTGGTTATCGTGGTCAAACTCGCTCTGGGCAAGCCATGTCCCAGGCGTTCGATCGCATGGGTGACTTCCTTTATAAAAAAGCAGAGGAAGAAGCGGTACAGTCTGGCCTCGAGCGGGTTCGCACTGAGGGTGCGCAACCACTACTGGAGCAACTACAAGCCCAGGGCGGCCCAAGAGGGTTGGAAGAAAAAACCGCATATGAAGCAGCCAATCGTATTGCGCAAACAGAAATACAGAATGATGCAGAGCTACAGATTACAAAGATCTTGGATGAGGCCGAGCGCAACGTAACGCCATTCACCCAGGTCCAGGCGCAACTTGCGGATCTTACAGACGGTTATGCGGCAACACTTGCAACCATCGACCCAATAGCGGCGGGGAATTTGCGCTCGAACCTATCTACCGCAAGTGAAAAAGCCGGGCTGCGTTATTCTGATTGGTACATCAAGAAGCAAGCGCAGATTGCAGCCGCGCGGCGTACTGAGGTCGGTCGCAATGATGCGATGACAATTATCAAAGAGATCCCGGCTCTGTATGGCCAAGATGCAGACACCGGGGTTCTAAACATGTCGATTGCAATCAAGGCGAAAGACTATGTTGAAAACCAAGGATGGTCACAAGAGAAGGCCGATGCCTGGGCGGCAGCTACCAGAGAAGCAGCGGAGGAACAGTGGGTTTCGTATAAAATCCAGAACTCCAACGCAGAAGATCTTGAGCAATTTATAGATAATATCGTTACAGGAAAGCGCAGCATCACGGGTACTTATACAAAAGACCTACAGTTTGCGAACAAAGCTCAAACCGTTCTTAATGTAAAAATCCGAGCCTCAGAGGGGGAAGCTAGATCTATTGCTGCGGATATTTCAGAAAAGCAAAAGATTGCCCTAAATGGTGGCAAGATGCCGGATGCGGAATGGTTTACAAACATGGATACCCGTATTGAAACAAACGGTGTGTTCAGTGCAGAAAATCGCCAAGCCCAGGCAGATCTAAAACTTATCGCTGCCAATTTGGACAATTGGAAAAAGATGAGTTCAGAAGAATTAGCCGATGCAATTGATATTATAAAAGAGCAAGGCATTCCTGGTTACGAGGGAGAGGGAGCGGATACGGTGTTCGAGGTCGAAGTGTCGAACATGATGCAGAAACTATTTGCCTCCGCCAAAGCTATCGAAGATGCAAAGATTGCAGAAGATATTGCCCTGGAAGAAAAAATAACTGCACTGACTAACAGTGCAATTACAACGATGGATGAGATTGTCGCGGAGCAACAGCGAATTGCTCACGAAAAACGAAAAGAAAAAACTGCGATGTGGTCAAGCAAGGTATCTGATCTGAGTGACCAGGTTACTGTGCTAAATGCGATATTCGAAAGAGCGACAAACATCAATGAGATGCCAAACAATGCGCAGATCTCTGATCTTATAGCGGGTCTTGGGGAGATCCCGATTGAGTATCGAACAGATAAATATGAAGCCATCCAAGACGCGATGGAATTTCTAGTCGATGCCCGGACATTACTAAAAGCTTTGCCCGGTATGTCCAAGGAGCAAATGGCTAAAGCCGTGCAAGAGCTAAATCAAAGGGTTATCCAAGAGCAAAACCCAATTACACAGCGTAACAATATGGTTTTGCGTGACACGTTGCTCGAGTTTGTTGCAGAACGTCAAAAGCAAGTCGAGGCAGATCCTATTTTGTATGCGGCTAAGGTTGGCGTCCAAAAGCAAGATGGATCTGATTTAGAGTTTGTACCGTTTGACTTCACCTTCCAGGAAGATGACACACCGGAAACGATCGAGCTTAGAATTAAAGAGCAGTTCCAGCAACGTAAGCATTTTGCTGATATGGCCCAGTCCAAGTTTGGTGGCGAATATAAGTTGTTTACCAAAGCTGAACGCGCTCAATTTTTGCAGATGCTAGATGGTGCAGAGAATGCCCGGACACCTGTTACTACGCAGATGTCAATTCTAAGCGCAATGTTTGAGGGTGCAGGAATTGACGTTGCCCGTCAGATGATGAGCGAAATTGCGCCGGATCAGCCCGCGTATGGCTTTGCTGGTGCATTGCTGATGAACCCGGCAACCGCTCAGAATGCGATGATGATCCTCGAGGGTAAAAATCAAGTTGATGTAGCTGGAAAAAAAGTCCCCGGTCTAACTCAATCTAATACTGAATCAGTACACATAATGATGATAGATCCGGTTTTGTCAGATCATACTGGGATGATGAAGGGCTTAAAGAAAGCTGCGGGGTACATCTATTCAGAGTTGGTAGATGATACAGATGATGTTGATAAGGACGGGAAGATAGATTTCAACCCTGATAAATATATGCAAGCCCTAAATATGTCTCTTGGTGCAGTGTATGACAGATATGGGGATCATAAAACTGGAGGCATTCTTGAGTACCGGGGTGTAGCTACGATTATGCCGCAAGCGTTTGGCGAATATGAAATGGATAATGTTCTGGCCAATCTTAGCCCAGAAAACATTACACTTGTTTCAAACTTGCCTGACTTTGATGCACTAGGCCCAGATAAAGACGCCATATTAAATCAAATCAGGGGATCGATGGAAGCGTCCAAGGTTGTAACCGACCCAATCACAGGAGAGGAAAGAACAGAAAGATGGACAAGAAACATTACTGATAAGTTTGAAATGCGCTTGCTCAATGGCAACCCAAAAACAGGATATGTATATGAGTTCTATTATCCAGGGACAGATGTGCCATTAAGTTTCCCATCAAACCCAAATGATCCGAGTGAACGAGAGCGGTTTACTATCAATCTTAAAAAGTTGGATGAGGCTCAATAATGTTTTTTGAACGTGAACCAAAACCGCTTATGCCAGGGGAAGGCTCTAACATCAGCATTCCCAACAACTTTGATACCTTAAAAGCTGGCTTCAATGCGGCGTTATACGGCGGTGGTTCCGGGTCTAACTCTTATTGGTTCAACCGCCAGGAAGTCTGGGGGCCAATCATTGACGAGATCGAAAGCGAATATGGTGAAACTTTCGAGAACCCCTCGACGTTCGGCACGGGCATGATGCTGACAGGTTTTGGTAGCGATCCGCTCCTGGCAAAAAAAGCAGAGCAAAAGATCTACGATTGGGCGGAGCAAAACAAAGATAGCATATCGGCGGAGCTATATGACGCCATCAAGCCCGAAGCTATCAACCAGCGGGCGCTAGAGATCAAGCAGTCATATGAGCGTGATCTAGCAGAGAATGCAGAATTAAACCCAGGATTTGTTGCAGCATCTATGCGATTTACCGGACAAGTTTTCTCTGGATTTGGTGATCCTTCCACAGCAATCACAATGCCGTTTGGTGGATGGTCTAAATCCCTATGGAAACAAATGTTTCAGAACGCAGCAATCAACGCTGGGGTCGGTGCATTTTCTGAGGTAGATGTCGCTCGATGGTATGATGAGCTTGGCCTGGAATACACAGGCGAACAGTTTGCAATAAACATAGGTCTAAACGCAGCGTTCGGCGCCGGACTGCCGCTTGCAGGGCGGGGAATAGCAACCGGGGTAGGTCTAACTAAGGAAGTGGGAAGCCTCACTGTAGCGCAAGCTAAGAAGGGCTGGGAGGCTATTGCCAAGGCCAGACCTGATGCAATTCCCGCAGAAGATCGAGCCTTGGCAACTGCATTAGACACGCAAGACCAGATCCAGGACAGCAACCCACTTACCGGGTTTGATCATAGTTCGGAAGCCCTAGCAGCGTTTGAGCATCAGCAACGATTAGACCAGGCGCATAGAGCGCTACAAGCTAATCAACGGATTGAGATCCCAGAGGAACCTGTCGCGCTTGTAGACCCCAACAAGCTCGAGCCACAGCTAGAGGCAAGGGGCGCTGGAGATTTAGATAACCTGGACGGGCGCAGATATAAGTTCAATGTTACGGATCTCGAAGTTGATGCGGCAGTGTTTCAGTTTAAACGTGGTGGTGATGAGTTCGGTGTGACCGAAAGATTGCAGGGCGTGAAAGAATGGGACTATGACGCAGCCGGGGACGTTATGGTGTTTGAGTATGCAAACGGTCGCCGGGTAATTGCAGATGGCCACCAACGCCTGGGGCTTGCTCGTCGCATTATGTCAAAAGATCCCAGCCAGAATATTGTTTTGTATGGCACCCTAAAGCGTGAAGTCGATGGTCATACCGAGCTTTCGGTGCGCCTAGATGCAGCGATGAAAAACATTGCAGAGGGGACAGGTACAGCCCTCGATGCAGCGACAGCATTAAAGATAGATCCATCACGGCTAGACAACTTGCCGCCAAAGTCAGCGCTTGTCCAACATGCTAAAAATTTGGCACGATTAGATGATGAAGCTTATGACCTGGTAGAACAGGGCTATGTCGATGAGAAGTTTGCGGGTGTTGTCGGTGCAGTTATTGACGATAAAGAGCTACACGTTCCAGCGCTCAAAGTATTGCGCCAGGTAAAACCTGATAGCCTGGTCGAGGCCGAAGCGGTCGCTCGTCAGGTGGCGGCTGCGCCCAAGGAAACAACGACAACAGTGGATCTGTTTGGTGAGCAACAGGTAGTTGAAAGCTTGTATGCAGAACGGGCTAAGATCCTAAGCGGTGCAATCAATCAGATCAAACGCGACAAGGCGGCCTTTGCTAACATCAACAAGAATGCGTCACGGCTCGAGGCAGAGGGTAACAAGATCGAGCGCGATGCAAACCAGAAAAGGGTCAGTAACGATGCGCAAGCCATTGCCTTCCTCCAAGCCACAGCCAACCGAAAGGGACCTCTCTCCGATGCCCTCAACAACGCAGCCAGGGCAGCAAAGCAAGACGGAAATTTTAACGCCGCCACCGATCGATTCGTCGGGGATATCCGAGGAGCAATTGAAGCGGGCGATTTTGACCGGGTATCACGAAGCGATGTCGAGCGCACTTTCCAACCTCCGAATGAAGTCAGCACGAATAAGAGCGAACCGCAACAGGAAATTACTGAGTTCGCAGAACCAGGCGGAGAAGGAACAGTTAGAGAGATCGAGCGACTAGAGCGCGATATCTTTGGAGACGATGGTAAGAAGTTTCCTACGCAAAAAGAAATGAGCGAGATGATCGCAAACGATGAGATTGTCCCAGATTATCGTTACTACCTGGACCTAGAGGATGGGGTCGAGATCCCAACAAGCCTAATTAAGCCGATGAGGGCAAGGCCGGACGGTATCGAAAACAGTAAGCAGTTCATGGTTACGACCGCAAAGAGCGAACTAGGGTTAATCCCAGAAGATCAGCGCATGACTAAGCGCGGCCCTTTGCAAGTACATGATGATGGTGATGGCACTTACTCATTGCTCGATGGTAACAGCACCTATGCAGTGGCCACAGAAGCCGGAATGCCAACGCTTCCGGCAAGAGTGCTTACGATGGAGGAGTTCGCCGCAGCTACGCAAAGCAAAGCGATGGGTAAGATCCTAAAGCCAGAGGTTAAGTTTGAGAAAGATGGGGTGACACCCAAGAAGCCCAAGCGCCGGATTGTTAATGTCCAGGAAGCGGATCAGACAGAGTTTGACGTATTTTCGAGAGAGCAAAAAAGCAGAAGTCCTAACAAATCTTTAGATGAAGCCTTGGAACGTGGTGAGAAAAATCACCGTGAGTTGGCCGGAATTGCAGAAAGCATTGCCGAAGAATTGGGGATCTTTGTTTCTCAGCCCAAAGTGAAAAGTCGAGAACGAGCGCAAGCAAAATTAGACCGTAAATATACAAATGCAGATGGATCATATCGTTTTGGTGGCCTGACAGATATTGCCCGGACAGGGTTTATTATTGAAAAGGTAGATGAGCTAGACAAGGTTGTGAATGCTTTGGCCGATCGAGGCTTGCACGTTATTAACGAAGGGTTTGAGTTTACGCCGCTTGGATACTTCGATGCAAAGCTCAATGTTATTTTCGAAGATAACACAATGGGTGAGGTGCAGCTTTGGGTGCCTGGTATGCTCGAGGCCAAGGGCGATCGATCTGTTGTTACGCACCAACACTTGCCAGAAAACGCAAGTGACCTGGGGATTGGCAAGAAACCTGGCGATGAGGGATATATGCCAGGCTGGAGCGGCCACGACTACTATGAAGCCTTTGGATTGAAAGACCCAGCGATCACACCGGAGATGCGCCTGGAAGCCCAGGATCGCCAGCTAGTTAAGTATGGCGCGGTTCAAGAAGATTTAGACGATGAGTTCAAAGCGTTCATTGGCAGCTTGAGCCAATCAGCACCCATGACCATGGACGAAATCAAAGCTCGTTTCTCGTCTACCTCTGGGGATCTTTCGTCTGTGAATACGACATCTGGATCTATGGGCGCCCAATCGCCATCGCCCCAAGCCAGGGCAAATGTATTATCTGATGAGACAACTACGGGTGTATCCCCGTCCATCATAAACCAACGCATGGATGTTCCTCCTGTTACTGACGTTGAATTGCGCACCGAATATACGACAACAGAACTTACTGCCGCTGGTGAGCAAGTTGTGATTCCTGGTGCCGAGCGTATCTCAGACCGAGAGCTGGCGCAAAGAAAAATGGATGATCTGCTTACAGGTCGAACCGATCCTATGCCAGAAGGATCGTTATTCGATGAGGCGAGAACAGCCGATTTATTTGATGATCCGGACATGTTGATCCGCCTCGAAGATGAAGATGGTAACGTGTCCACCAATACGATATCGGAAATCAAGCAGATGGTCAAGGATGAGGACGATTTCCTTAAACAGCTAGAGGTGTGCCAGATATGAGTTATAAAGCGTGTATTCAGGGCGGCGTAACATCTGGGGTGATTAGCCAGGACCAGGCGAATGAAGCGCTCGAGCTATTCGATACCCTCTATGAAAGCTACAACAAGCAAATGGGTCCAGGTCCGGCGGCAAGTAAAGCCACGACAGAGGCGAACAAGGCGCTAAACATTGCTGTCAAAGAGCGCAAGCGGGTGCGTCTAAAGCAGATCCAGGCACAGGTAAATCTAAAGAAGCGGATCAATGAGGCCGAGGGTGGCAACATATACGCAGCATTCACAAGTGTTTTCGACTTTGATGTGCGGTCCAAACACCCGGACATCGAGGGGCTAAAGGATACCGTTCGAGGTATGGCCATGTCCCGAATGACTGATGTTCTTGTCAGTTTCCGCCGCAATTTCCTTAGCTCGACCAGGAACAAGGCGACACAAAAGGACATGCTAACTGAATTGTTTGGCAAGGACAGTGGCAACACAGCGGCCAAGCAACTAGCAAAAGCCTGGGCAGAAGCTACGGAATACCTACGCTTACGAGCGAATGCAGCCGGGTCCACAATCCCGTTCCTAGAAGGATGGGGCTTACCACAGCGCCACAACTCTATCTCGGTCAGAGCGGCTGGATACGAAGCCTGGCGCGATGAAATATTGCCATTGCTTAACGTCGATAAAATGATCGATCGTAAGACGCAGTTACCGTTTAAGGTTCTAAGCAATACAGATCCAGAAGGCCGTATCCAGGTTTCTCCTAACCTCGAGGCAGCATTGCGTGATGCATATGAAAGCATATCGATGGAAGGGGCGAACAAACGCCAGGCTGGAAAGTATCGAGGCTCTGGCGCGATTGGCAAGAAGTACAATCATCACAGGTTCTTGGTGTTCAAGGATGGTGACTCCTGGATGCAGTACAATGAAAAGTTCGGGATGGGTGAGCCGTTTGATATTATGATGGGCCACATCGATGCTATGTCTCGGGACATTGCGATCATGGAGATCCTGGGGCCAAACCCTAACGCCGGGTTTAGGTTCCTCGAGGATACCCTGGACAGCTTTATGTTGAAGCGCATGGAAGGCAAGACGCCGACCAAGCAACGGTTTTTGCAGAACCAGCTATCTGTCACCAAGAACAGAATGAATGTTCTGTATGATTGGGTGTCTGACAAAGCGCAAACGCCTGGGAGCGAGATGTGGGCCTATGCCCTGGAGGGTGT